CCAGCGGATTTTCCCAATCATAAAAATACCGGTGTAACAGTATTTGATGTTTGCACAAGTTACCCTGCAACTAGCACACAAGTTGCCGCTCTGTTGGCAGAAAAATTACAAAGGCCTGCACACGACATTCGTGTTCGTAATCTTAAAGAAGAAGAAGAGATTGCTATCAATAATCAAAATGCTACTAAATCTGGCAAGTCTGTGCTTACTACTGAATACGAAAACAGCGATAATCAAGGTCTTGTAGGCGAGAAAAAGAAAGAAAACTTTCTTAAAGAATTGACTAAAACTAAAAAAGAATTAGAACAAGTTAAAGGTGTTAACGATACGTTACTGGCTAAAAAAGTTCCTGTTGAAAAACAACCTAAGCAATCTAAAACAAAATCTACTGGAAGTAAAAGTCCAATAGGAGGACAATAACATGAACTTTACTGAATTATATCAACGTATTAGAAGTATAGACGAAGGCACTGCTCCAGAGCCAACTGCACCAGGCGGCGTGATTAAAACAAAAAATGCTGACGGAACATTTTCTTACAAGCCAAAAGTTCCAGGCGAAAGACTTAGTGCTACCTTGCCAGGAAACCAAGCGGCCAAAACTACAGATAAAACAGATAACACTAAAAAAGAACCAACAACTGCAAATGAATCAATCGAAGAGTGTGGTCCTATGGGTATGATGGGCATGAACAGTCCTCAAGGTCAACAAGATTCAGTTACTATGAACATCAGTATGAATGGCAGTGGCGCTGGCGGCATCCGCGACTTGATGAGCATACTGCGCAACATTGAAAGTAGCGACAACGCAGACGTTCACAGTCATGATGTTAGCAAGTTGTTTGGCGGTGACGACATCGAAGTGGCATTTGATGAAGAAATGGACGGCGGTTTTGGTGCGGCTACAACACACCCTAACACTGCCACAGCAGGTATTGATGCGGTAACTGCTACTGGTAACGACCTTGCCAGCAAAGGTATCGAAGCACCCAAAGTCAATGGCGGCGGCAATCCAATGCACGAAGCATTAGCAAGTCGTTTATATCAAATGTATCAAGCAATCAAAGAAGATGCTGGACAACAAGATTTAGGCAATGGTTTTATGTTAACATCTATTGAAGCATTTGGTAGCACAAGACCAGCAGTGTTAGATACACAAAGCAATACATATTACATACTTAACCAGCACGAAAACGGTGGCGCTATAGCTAGAACTCCTGCCAAATATCTTACCATAAAAGATGGAAAAACAGGATCAAGTATGGGAGGGCCTCAGACCGATGCGGCATTCCAAAAAGCAGGACTTTTGAAAGAAACCAAAGAAGAAAAGTTTGATGCATTGAAACATGTTAAAAATCCTACTAAAGGTGAAAAAGCAGCCGCCAAAGATGTTAAGCGCGGTAGCTATGCTGACCGTGCCGCAATGTTAAAGTCGGCAGAAGCTGACGGCCGATTGAAAGACTAATTTTATCAGCAGTACCAAAAAGGAGCCTTCGGGCTCCTTTTTTTATGTAAATAATGTATGGCAAAAAGTTTAGATGGTGTAATCACCAAGAAAGCACATACTCGAGAAAAGTTCACGGAAGATCAAGTTGTAGATTTATTAGCTTGTTCAGATCCAAAGGACGGCTACTTGCATTTTTCTCGCAATCATTTTCACATTCAGCATCCGGTCAAAGGCAAGATGCTGTTCCAACCATTTGAATATCAAGAACGATTACTACACAGTTATCACGATTATCGTTTTAACATCAACATGTTGCCGCGTCAAAGCGGCAAGACCACTTGTGCATCAGCATACTTGTTATGGTTTGCAATGTTTCATCCAGATCAAACTATTCTAGTGGCCGCACACAAATACACTGGCGCACAAGAAATCATGCAACGTATTCGTTATGGATATGAACTGTGTGCTGATCATATACGATGTGGAGTAGTCAGCTACAACAAAGGTAGTATAGACTTTGACAACGGCTCAAGAATTGTATCAGCTACTACTACTGGTAACACCGGTCGTGGTATGTCCATATCCTTACTATATTGCGATGAGTTTGCTTTCGTACAGCCAAATATCGCTACTGAATTTTGGACTTCAATATCCCCGACACTAGCAACTGGTGGTCGAGCAATTATTACTTCAACGCCCAACAGCGACGAAGATGAGTTTGCCATCATTTGGAAAGAAAGTCAGGACACATTTGACGAATATGGCGATGTACGAGTAGATGGCTTGGGCCGCAACGGATTTCATGGCTTCCGTGCAGAGTGGAATGAACATCCCGATCGTGATGATGAATGGAAGCGTGTGGAACTGGGACGTATTGGAGAAGAGCGGTTCCGTCGAGAATACGGTTGCGAATTCTTGGTTTACGATGAAACCCTAATCAGTTCATTAAAACTGGCAGAGTTGCTGGGCCGCGATCCTGTTGAAAAAATGGGGCAGGTTCGATGGTACAAGCAACCAGTAGGCGGTAACCTGTACCTGGCTGCACTAGATCCTAGTTTAGGCACAGGTGGCGACTATGCCGCAATACAAGTGTTCGAATTGCCTAGTTTTACACAGGTAGCAGAATGGCAACACAATTTGACCATTGTGCAGGATCAAGTAAAGATCTTTAGAGATATCTTAAAGAATTTAGAAGAAAAAATTGGGCCAGGATATCCCAACAGCATCTATTGGTCTTGCGAAAATAACACACTAGGCGAAGCGGCTCTAGTAGTGATTAAAGACATGGGCGAAGATACTTTTCCAGGGTTGTTTGTTAGTGAGCCTGTAAAGAAAGGGCATGTTCGAAAATTTCGAAAAGGATTTAACACTACGTTTGGCAATAAAATATCAGCTTGTGCTAGAGTAAAATTCCTTATTGAAGGAAACAAGATGCGGATCCTTAGCAAAGGGCTAATCAGCGAACTAAAGAGTTTTGTTGCATCAGGAACTAGTTTCAAAGCCAAATCTGGGCAAAACGATGACTTGGTCAGTGCATTATTGTTGATAATACGCATGAGTGTTGTACTAGCAGATTGGGATCCTAGGGTGTTTGAAACTCTAAGTGTAAACACGGAATTTGGCGAAGAATGGGACGCACCATTGCCTATATTCATTTCCTCGAGCATAGGATAAATATAACATGGATGCTAATTTAGATAAAATTGCTTTGGATCTTTACGGCAAGATACAAACAAGGTTTTCCGATATAACTATCGGAGACGAAAATGCCAATGTGCTGAGTAAAAAGACAGATATTCCAAAAGCTAGATTTTTTGAATTTGAATACAAAGAAGACGGTGAAGACATTGGAACTGTTGCAATTACATTAGACACAGATGACGGCATAGTAATCGAAGTTAGCGGTGATATTGTAGAAAAACAACATCCAGGCGCATTTAAATTTATTAGAAGTTTTAGAAAATTTGCTAAAAACAGGCTGTTAAATTATGATGTTCAACGCATGGGTAAAAGCAATTTAGACAAAAGAGACTATCAGTTTCGAGCAAAAGTTAAGGATAACACAATTATGGAAAACAAGCTGTTTGGTACTGCTAGAATAAGCTACCAAGATTTAGGCGAAGCGCGATTAGTTATTAAACATAGTCAACCTGTTAATACAGAACTTGCCGCTGGCAGGACTATGCACATTGAAAGTATCTATATCGAAAATGCCGCTGGCGAACGTTTTCGTTATCCTACAAAACATATTAATGGTGCTCGCGCTCTTGCAGAACATATTAAACACGGTGGACATCCTTATGACGGCATTGGCATGCATATTTGTGGACTCAGCGAAGAACTTGCTAGCCTACGCAAATTTAAAAATTATGTTGGACGTCAAACACAGCTGAGCGAAGCAATGGATGAAGTTACCAGCAAGGTGATTGAGCGTATTGAATCAGTCAAAAAAGAAATACATAACCTACAACGTTCCACATACTACGAACAATTTGCAGAATCTTTTCAAAGTCAAGATGAGCAGATAATTCCTGAAGCAGTAATGGACGACTGGATTGACCGTTTGACCATACGCACATTTAACGAAGAATTAAAATCAGTGTTTCCATACATCTATAGACTAGTTGATAGCACACAATTACCAGTTAAAGAATTAACAGCAGATGATTTGTTAGCAGAAGACGACAAAGAAGATGTTGCTCCTTGGTATAAAGACAAAGCTGAACAAGATGCTGACAAGACCAAATCTCCTTTCAAGAAAAAACATAATCCCAATCGCACAGGCAAAGATGCCGCAAAAGCTCTTGCACAAAAAGGTATTCCCAAGACAGAATCATTTGATCCAGAAGATCAATTTGAAAACTTTATGAATGGTATTGTGGAAGGCGACGATGAAGGACTTGGTATTTTTGATAAGAATGAAAAAGTCAGAAACAATGCAATTCAAGAACTAAACAGAATATTCCAATCACCAATGACCGGTGGCCCGGGCGCTAACATTAATGTTATTGATACCTTATCCAAGTATTTGCCCGAAGTTGATCCAGTAACGGGCGAGGCATTATTTCCACTTGATGAATTAAAGAAAGCTGATCCTGAATTGGATGTTCGCGCAACTGTGCAATTAGAGTTAGAAAGAATTGCACAAGACAATGATGATATTGCACGTATTTTAAATTCCAACGCTATAGATTTTAGTGGCGACGAAGAAATTGGCGGCGCTGATGATGCTGGACAAGAAGCACCGGCACCAGCGGCACCACAAGCGTCCGCACCAGCTCCTGAAGCTCCAGCTCCCGAAGCTCCAGCTCCCGAGCCAGAAGAGCAACTAGCAACACCAGTTGCAGAAGGAATGGCGTCATTAAAAGCAAAACTTATTAAAGCTGTTGAATGTGGTGCTGGTCCTGACACTGAATTGGATTTTGGACACAAGAAAATGACCTTACTCAGCGCACTACAAGAATGTGGAATCAATCCAGCCAGTGTGGGATTTAAATCTCAAGAAAGTGGTGTAGAAGAAATATTAAAGAGCATTAGCGGCTTTTGGAATAGAGATGCTACTGTTACAGAAAGTAATATTGAAGGAAACTTTACAATTGGGCCTACTAGAGTTATTACAAAAATTATCAGCAACTTTAAGAATGGTAACTATAAAAATGCAACCAAGGAAGATGTTAGCCGTGTGATTCACATGGTTAAGAAAATGGATCCTCCAAGTAGCGTTAATCAGCCCGGTGATGAATTAGGTCATATCAAACACTTGTCTGGAATGGGTGGCACTATTGATGAAGCTTCAACCGAGTCAGCAGATGATTTTGCTAAACTGATGGCAGACTTTAAAGCAAAACATTCAGATGCTGACATTGACGAATTAGTAAAACAATACAAAGATCAAGAAGCTAATGATCCATCATCTGCTAACTACACAAATCAAATGGACAGATCCAGCAATCCAACACAGTCTGCAACTGCTCCAACTACAACAAAT